TCAAACTTCAATTATCTCTGGCGGAATTTGAAAATAATTCTTAAGTTTAGTTATAAAGTCTAGCCACGTTGAACTTTTACAATATTCGTCTTCTACAATTTTAACCTTATTCTTATCTGCACCGTTCTTTTTTAACACAGGTAAAATGTCACACGAATATGTATCTATTGAGTTCGAAAAAGATTCAGATTTCAAATAAACTGTATGATTAGAAATTTGAACTTCGATAGTACGCCTCCAAGTTTTCAAATCTTCCTCTGATAAATCTAATGCTAAAACATTTTCAGCCGTATATAACATACGAGAAACAAACCATTCATATTGCAATTGACACTTTTTAGATTCACCTTTTTCTACAACTGCAAGACTAGAACAGTAACGAAGATTATTTGAATATTCAGATCCTGATATTTTAGGTTCAGCAAATTCAGGATACTCAAACGCTAACTTAAGATAAGACTTGTACATAGATTTAGCTAACTGCCGTTGAGCTTGAGATTCACCAGATTGAATTTGATAAAAAGCGACAGCAACCATAATCAAAGCGATAAATGTAGCAGATACTTGTGAATATTGTGTCACCTTTAAAAGTTTTGACTCTTTTGCCTGACAAGTACAAGTTGTCCTTATAACTATTTTACGTCTAAACAACGACAGCACTAAATTTCCTTAAAAAATAGCATATTAATAATGGTGGGCAATTTACCAGAGTAATATTCAAATACGTATATTTATATTCGCAAATACACATTCGGATACATAACTTTTATTTTCATTTCCTATTTAACTAAAAAGGCTTTGCAACCCTCGTCAATACTGGGGTTATGGCATTACTGAAAAAACAACCGTGATCATTAGTTTGTCAAAAAACGCCACGGAAAACACACGCCTTTCAATATTATCAACAACTTAACAACCAACCGAGATCATTAAACGTGATCATTAAACTGAAAAAAGGTGTAATTTAGATCATTCATTGAAATTTTATTTAAGGCTCTGAATGGCATTTTAGGCGCATCACTCAAGCTGCCAAGCCCCGCTATTACTGGGGCTTGCGCGTTAATTTGCTGCAGCCCCACGCGGCCAGAACTGCGAAAAATAAAACTGCAAAAACTTTTAGATCGTAAAGCCCGCAGGTGGGGAGGAGTAGTGCGGTTTCCGTGGGGTTTACGTCACCGTGACAGATTCCGTGAGGGGCTGTGCGCTTCGTGGTTGGGTTGGTGATTGTTGTTCAATACCTTATCGACAGGCATAAAAAAACGCCCGTGTGTGGGCGTGGTGGGTATTATTGGGGCGGTTTATTTAGTGATGGGATCCAAGCGTTGTTTTAATTTGGTTGATGCTTTGCCATGGCCTGTGATGCTATCACTTTGATTAGGTTGGGTTGTAAGTGCTCCAGTCTCTGGGCTGTTATGAGTATGGCTTGCTAAGGTACTTGATAGCTCCGTGACCACTTGCATTAGGTCACTGAGTAAACTCAATACATTTTCTTTTTCAGAACCTACCCATGTCTTTGGGCTTTGATGGCTTTGTGATTCAGTGGCTAACACTTGGCGCACTTTACACTGCAGCGAGGCAAGTACATCGGTTTCATCAACAAAGTTACCGTCTTGGTCTACTAACTGGTAAACCCCTTTGCGCTTTTGGTAACGGCTTTCCCCTGCTTTTATTCCTGGTAGTTTAAATCCAAGTGGTAGCACACAACGAATAAAGGGTTTATCCGGTTGGCCAAAGATAAAACCTATTTCAACAATGCTACCAATTGCGGGTGGTTCTAACCTTCCCGCATGATCACCTAATCCCGGCACTGGTAATGGCACAGCTAATAACGGAGCTTTGTCTTTATATTCGACGCCCTTTTCATCAAGCAATACAATATCAACCGCGTAATGGGGATAAAAGCGATCAGATAAATCGCCCTCGTTTGGCAGCTCGGGTAATGCCACCACTTTACCCCATCGCGGCAAATGCCATTTACCTGTTAGCTCTGGAAACAAACGATAGATAATCCGCTTTATTGTGTTTTCCATGTCAGCTTTGCCTCCGTATCTGAAAACTCAACCGCTGATAACCGCAAGCCATTGACGACAACACCGGGCTTTAACTTGGGTATGGCTGGCACTTGTACTGATTTGGTGGCGGTTTGGCTCGTCATTAATTGAACCGGTATGGTGATGGGTTTATTTGACCAATAAGAGTCAGCCCAACTTCCCACGTAAATTTGGCCGTTGCCTTGTTGCTGCCAGAATAGATCATCAATGCTAAATGCTTGGGCTAATTCGTCCATGATGCGATAGCCATTACCATCAGAATAAAAACACGGGATGGCCGTCTTACTATAGGCGCGTTCCGGTACCACGAATTGCAATCCAGTTTTATCAGTTACTTCACCAAGCAGCTGCATTAGCGTTGGATGACGCATCATTACATTTAATGGCTTGAACAAAATGGCGGATAATTCACGACAGAAGATAACGGACCAGCCATTATCGGCAGGTTGTACCCGTTCGATATAACCTAAGAACACCCGACTAATGGCATCGCCCCAACCTAAATCAACTGCAGCAATGGTATTAACGTTAGGGCTACCTTCAACGGTGATAGTGCATCGTCCGGGGGTATTTTCATTAAAGACGATACGATGACTTTTGGTTTTAACTTTTGCCGCACCTAAATAGGCGCGGCAAAGGAATTTACTATTAATGTCTTTATTCATGCGAGTTGGTTATCAATCCGTTTTAATACACCCATTACTCCGGTTAGCTCCACTGCAGTATCTGGCGGCACATCATCATTTTGTGCGGTGCTGGTTACTGGCGTAGTTTCCCCTTGCACTTTTTGTTGTGCAGCAGGTTTATCCGGTTGGCGTTGTTCCTTACGTTCCGGCACTGATAAATGCTCTATTAATTCAAAGGCCAGTTGCCATTGTCTTAAATTGGCTTGTTCATCAGCACGAATCGTTCCTTGGAATTTAACTTGGCGAATCTTTAGAGTTTCCGCTGTGCGGTTGCTTATGCGGAAAACATGACGAGCACCATTATCTTGGGTATCTGCCATGCTGAATATATTCGTTAATAATATTGATTGGTTGAATGGGATGATACCAGCAATTGCCAGCACCTTGCCTTTAGTACCAGTTTCCGCTTGGTCGGTCGCTGACGATTGGCCGGACATGTCCTTTCCGGCCAATTGTTGACAGACACTAATGCGCAGGTTTTTTAGTGGTAGTTGAGTTCCGTCTAGTGTTAGCATTATTGATCATCCACCATTGCATTTAATGGCTTAAAATCAGTCCAATGTGCTAATTGTTGATATATTCCAAACCCCGCATCAATAGAACCACCACCAAAATCAACCATGCTACAACTAATTTTGACCTCAGTAGTTAACATCTTAGGTATATCATTGCCACTCTCGCCAATAATGGCAATCTGATAAGCAAAAGGGTATTTTTCATTCATATTCGTCCGAGGTGGCCTTACACGATATACTTTTAACTTTTCTTTTAAGTTTATCTCCGTATCAACAAAAACGGATTTATCGCCTGAATATTTAACACTAACATCATCTAAATCTGCATAATCAGGACAATCTGGCGATATAACAAAAACAGCTTCAATATCTAACCAGCCCAATCGTTTTGTTGTTCTATTTAATCTATATTGCCTTGCTTTCATTGCTACTGAGAAATATTGCTGATCAATATGTCCATCAATTAACCCAAATGGAATAGGATGTGGAAAACCAAAAACTTCTGGCGACGGGTATGTTTTATATCGATATGTTGTGGCCGCATACGTATCATCAGCCATTAGTTGTGAGGCTGCGATTAAACTTTTTGTCGAAATATCTACATAAACATTAGTAAACTGCTGACTTGGACGTTCATAAGCACCTCGATTAATATCAGTTAATCCAGTACAACTATTATTAACAATGACTGCACGAGTTGAGTACCGTACATCACGCAGTTTTTTCCCTGAAAAATTATCAGGCACCCCAAGGCTTCCAGAATTAAAAACAATTCGATTTAATACACTCTCAAATATTGCATAATCAGGATCATCAGACCTAACATGAATACAATTTAACAAGCAATTATTAAAGATTAAATCCCCGGCTCCTGCTATCGCCATTGCATTTCTATGATATGGATTATCGCTATTAATATTTAATTTTTGGTTTTGATCTAACCCTTCAAAATAACAACTATCAAATTGAGCGTGGAAACCTCTAGAGTCAAAACAGACATCACCGATTCGTTCAAATGCACACGATGTAAATTGCAATGAATTTGACCCTACAAATACATCACCAACACCTAAAATACATGAAGCTAAATCTTTAAAATCACATTTCATCCAAAGAATATTATTAATTTCACGATCATTAACTTTAACAGCAACCCCTGTTATTCTTTCACTCTCAACGGTAGGCAACCTTCCCAACCAATTACCCGAAAACGCGACATTACTAAAATTGATATAATAACTATCAAATAATTCAACACATGCACCACGCCCAATTCTAAAACCAACATTATTAATTAAAAAACCTCGCGATGGTGTTGAAACTCTAAAGAATGATGCTGTACATTCTTTCTTTGCCCGTATTGATATATTCTCAATTTGGCCTTGTCCATCTCCCCAGTTACCAACATCGTTATAGTTAAATACAACGCCCTTTACATCATCTTCCACATCAAAAAAAACAGAAAATCTAGACTGTCCTTTAATACCATATTTAGGTAAAGAAAAATTACCACCTATCTGATAGATACCATCATCAAAAAAAGGTATCCAACCTTTATTATCGCACTGCAGAAAAAACTCTTGTAGCCTTAATGAATTAACCTTGCCCGGCTTAACACCAAATGCTGCAGCTTGACCATTTATAGGTTCAGCATTAATTTCGGTTAAGTAAACAGAAACGCCAGAAACAACTATTTTCATTTCATTAATATGCAAAGCTTCTATGTTCCCATTAACTAATGGAAACATATTACAAATAATTATTTTCCCTGCTTTATTCTTCACTCTAACAGCACTCACACCTTGCTGTAATATTGAATATTCATCACCAATATATTTATCAACTTCTCTAGGATAAATATTTAAACCTGTTGATTGCTCAACTGAATTAATTACATTTTCATCAGTATCATTTTTTTTACGCAAATCAATAACTGATCCATCACCTAAAATCTGCGCTATTTTACAAACAAAATGTTTTTCCCCATTAAATAAATCGTAATCGTCTTTTTCTTCTGCAGCTACAACAAAGGTATATTTGGTTTGCCATTCACCAGTTGGTGAACCTTCGCGGAATGCATCGACATAAATGAAGGCTGGTTTTTCTGGCACCTGAATAATGCGATCAAAATCAAGGCTAATGCGATGGCCTGAAACATAACCCGCACCAGCTTTAATGCTATAAGCACCTGATTGTGGCGTAACAATAAAGCCATCATCAATAAACCAATCTTTGCCGTTTTGGTCGATGATTGCTTGCGCGGTGTCGTTATCCATTTTTGACATGCGCTTGTGGGCATCATATTGCCAGCTTGATGGATCAACCGTGATATTGGTTGTTTCGCTAATACCTTTATATTCCAATACGAAAGAACGCACTAAGGTATTACCCGTGATACCCGGTGCATCAACGGTTTTATCTACTGGCGGCGGAAAGTTAATGGCAACAAGCACATTGTGTTCAGAACAAAATAAACCCGACCAGTTAAATGAAAACGGACCAACATTACTTGCCAGTGTAGTGGAATAAATCACGGAGTTTTCAGTTAAGCGTCCTTGCTCATGTACTGCAGATTCATGCACCACATGTTCAACCGGCACAACATCATCACGGTTTGGGAACGCGGGGCGATTTGGCACATTGGCAAAAATAAACTTATCGATCACCAATACTTTATTTTCAGCCTGCATCTGGGCAATTAACGCCTCACCTGCTTTGGTAGTAATAACGGTTGCTGTATTGCTCATTGTTTCATCCTTGACTATGCGCGGCTTGTTGCCACTACGCATTCAAAATCCATATCCATTGTTTGTGGGCTTGGTAGCACCATCACTTCAAGTTTTGTTGTTGCAACGGCAATCTGCTGATCACCATCTAATAAATTGGGGTTGGCCATAATCGGCATTTCTAAATAAGTGGTGTATTGGTAGCGTCGACAAGTTCGTCCATATTGACGACACATCTCATCCAATAAACCCGGAATGCTACTTAAATCACCATCACGGATTTTTAAGCTGATTACATCCCAATCAACATGGCTTAAACGTTCATCAAGAGTGATGTGCGCAAAGCCCAATTTTTCAAACATGTCATGCCAACCAGCCACCGAACCCGCACCACTAGCGAACTGATAAGCAAAAGCCACACGAATGCGGTAAATAGTTTCTGGCTCTTTGGCTAACCGCTGCACATCACGTTGCCATGCTAATAAATCAACAATGCCAATCGGTGCGGTCATTGGGTCTAATTGCTTTAATGGCAATTCCAATACCGTTTTAACCCGTTGCCAATAGCCGTGGAAAACTAACGCCAGCTTTGCCAGCTCACCACGGCCCATCCAAAACGGTAGCTTTAATTTAGGCAGTTGCATCGATCACCCCGAGGGTTTTAATGCGTGGTACATTCATGCCTGTAACAAAATCACGATTATCAAATTCTAATGATTCAATACCACTAAATTGGCGGTGTAATTCTTGGCCTAAGCGCGAAAAACTAAAGCGAGTCGCAGGTTCAGTGCGAGTGGCGTTGTAATCGGTATTTTCACGAAACGCGGTACCAATAAATAATTCCACTTGTTCAATTAATGTTTGGCGTTCTTCGGCAGTTAATGACGGGAACGGGTACAAGTTACAACCTATTTCAATCTCAGTGTTTGGCATTGCTATCACTAACAAATCATCACCGTGGCCGTGTTGACCTTGGTTTTTAATGTAGGTGTTAAGATCATCAATCATCGCTTGCGCTGGTTCGCCCGTATCTAACAAGATAAAGGCGTTAGCGGTACCTGCACCACGGGGCGCATTGTGTTCAAAATAGACATTGTCATTGTTGATACCTGCTCGGGCTGTTAGTAAGGCACGATAAGCCGCATCAATATGCCACTTAGCAACGCTGGTAAATTGGTTGCGGATCCGCAAGCGCAAATCATCGTTAGATTCTGCATCAGCACCCGCAGCAGTTAACCAATCCGCTTCATTACTTACCGATGCAATACCGGGAATGGCTTTACTCAATACATGGTAATAACCTGCACCTAAGTTAAACGCCGCCCCGCAATCTTCTGCAGTTACATCGGCCATCACTGTGAGTTCATTTTCTGCCAAAGTGGTATCAGCGGTAACTTTAACCCGATAAACGGTGCCATTAATCGGTTCGGTTTGGATCCATGTTCCGGCAGGGATTACAATCGCGGGCCCTTTACTGGCACTGCGAGCAAACACCACCACACCACTGGCGCGGCTAGCAGGTTTACGCTTTAAGTTATATTGCCATGCCCATAAATCTAACCACTGATCAACGGCAGTAGCGACAAACATATTTGGCAACACATAACCGACTAATAATGTTGTAACCAACCATACCGTTGGCTTTACCACTAAATGTTCTATCAATCGCCAGAATGGTGAAAAACGGCTATCGTTAGCAATCATAGAACCTTGCTTATCAGCTTCTTCTTTTAGTGCCTTTTTCCAACTGGCTTCATCTAACGGCACCCCTGCATCTTTTGCCATTTGGGTAAAATCAGGCTTAGGAATATTATTCATCGTTGGCCTCAATCACTGAAAACGACACATCACCAAAATCGGTGGTTTGGGCAAAAATATACAAAGTGCCATAGCTAGGTTCTTCAATGCGTACAGTTCCCGGCACCAAGCGCACATCTTCTTCCACCAATAATTCAATTTGAGTGCGAATATCGGCTTTTTTAGATTGGCTGCGTTCTGCAATCATCATTACCGCTAATTGGCTTTCAAGAATGGCGTGTTTAATGTCTTGAGCAATAACTGCGCGGTCTTGAATCACTTCAGGGTTACGGCCTGCATCTAAAACAAGATCACCATTTACTATTAATAAATCCTGGTACTTCGTCATCCCGCCACCATTTCCATTTCAGAGGCAAAATCTTGCGGTGAGTTCATTTGACTAACTTGCATGTTAATCGGGCCATAACTAGTTGATGCCGATGTGTAAGAAGCTATATTTTTAGCTGCACCTCCTTGGGGAATATTGGCGCGAGGTGTCGCTTGTTGGACTGATTTAGATTTGCCCGTTTCATCATCGCCACCCATGCCGGGAATTAATGACATGACCGACTTTGCCATGCTCCACACTTTGCCGAATTGTTCCATTATCCAACCAAACACAGCGCCAAACACACCACGTAGTTTTTCAGCAACAGCAAATAACCCATCAAAACCGCTAGTATCAGTAAAGCCACTCATTACCCATTGCCAACCACCTTTGACCAATTCAAACGCGGCCATAAACGGTGCGGTCATTAATGTGATAGCACCCTCTAAGAGTTGAAACCATGTGGTATCACCAAAACTAGCTTTGAGATCATCCCAGTAATAGACCAAGGCACCAATTGCAGCGATGGCCGCCACAACTGCAGCAACAATCAGAAAAATCGGGTTAGCGACCATCATCATGTAAACACCAAACAAAGCCGTTCTTAATGCTACTAATCCACTAGTAAGCAATAAATTCATAACCGACCATGTTTTAGCCACCATCATGTAACCGACCATGGCTTGTTTGCCTAATCCCATCATTAAGGTAAACATGCCACCTGCAGCAACAAGGCCAAAGAAACCAATCACGGCATAACCAATGTAACGGGTAATATTGGGTAAAATTGTTGTCCATTGAACTAAGGTTTGAGCACCATTGGATAACACACTGACTACCTCTAATACGGCAGGCATTACCGCATAACCAAAGGCAATTCGAACCGAGTTCAATCCCTGCTCTAATCGTTGCCATTGATCAGTCATCGTGGCGGCCATCTTGGTGGCAGCTTCCATGCCTTTAACCTTACCCAAAGTATTAATGCCATGTGTGAGTTGGTCAGTTTTTTCAATCATGTTCATTAGCATTAATGAACCATCACCTAAGCCAGCGCTATCCAGAAAATTACGGGCTTCAATCCCTGACATTCCTGCAATCAATGGCTTTATCTTCTTCAAAACATCCAGCATTGGCAGCAAATTGCCTCGGCTATCAACCAAGCTAACGCCTAACTTTTCTTGTGCCCCAATCGCACCTTCTAAAAAGTTGGTGTATTGAGTGACAGCGTCACCCTCGCTCATTTGAGTATTTAGCAAACCTAATACAGCTAATTGTTCAGGCAGCCCAACACCAAGGCTTGATGTTAACGAGTGCATACCATCAACCATGCCACTAAGTTGGTCCATGTTGGTGCCGTATAGCTTTTTAACTTCGGCTGTCATGCCTGCCACTTGTGCTGCCCAAACATCTTTTCCCATGGCATCAGCCTGTTGCTGATAATTCCCGTATAAGGTTTTCATATAAACCCCAACAGTGTCAGCGTCCGACTTCATTGCCATGGCTAACGTTGCTGAACTACGAGAAACAGACGCCAACACGTGGCCGGGCATCTGCCCCATATAATTAGTGATAGTTTCTGAATGACGTACCACGTCCACTGCAGCTTGACCGTATTTAGCAGAAAAGAACATTGCCTCTTTTGCTACTGCACTTAATGCTTCATCAGCCACACCCAAGGCTTTAACTTCACCAAGTGCTCTATCCATTTCAATGGCAGGCATTAACGCTGCTTGCAAGGCAAAACCTGCCCCCGCAACACCGGCAGCACCCGCAATCATGGTATGGGTACCAGAACGGTATTCCCGACCAAGATCACCGAACTGGCGTTGAATATGAGCAATCGGTTTACTGATTCTGTCTATCAGTCCGACTTGGAACATTAGCGCATCAGGTAGGCTCAAAATTGCATCCTTGCTTTAACTACTAAACGCCTTAGCTACTCCATTAGCCGTGGCAATTGCCATATTTTCCCAGTGATTTTTTTCTAACCACACAGCGCGGGCTAAATTGGCCTCACTGTCGTTTTCGCTTGGCAACCACTTACGCCGCCAAGCCAACATTTTGCCAAAGTCGTTACGATCTAATGCAGTAACCAAGGCATCTATTTTTTTACTTTTATATCTAACGCTGGCGCGAACTCTTGCATTAACACACCTGCAATCTGTACTACTGCTGCGGGGTTATTAGCGGTAATGTCACGCAATGCGGGTTTACTTGCTTCAACTGCAGTGTTGAATACAAAGTTATGCGCAGGAGCCACTTTGTTATCTGGCATCAGTTCATTCATGTAATCGTTGTAATCAACTTCTGTTGGTACAAATGACAATGATTCACCGCCAATGACTAATACAACTTTCTTCTGTTCCATGTGTTAACTCACTTTGTTAATAAGGCCGCTTGTTCTGCGTACCATGTTAAATAATCTTGGGCTTGGGCTGCGCATTGTGACAATGCCAGTTTTAGCCGTGGCACATCGTCTGCCGCTGTTTGGGCTGGCGTGGTGCCTGTTAATTTCGGTTTATTACACTGAGTGATTAAACCGGGCTCTGGTAACAAGGTGATCACTTCAACTTGCACCGGATTAATAGGGTTGCTGCAACCGCTTAATAACATCATCAGGCCAAGGCTGCTGATAACACGCATTTGTTGCCAACGCTTTGCGCAGTACGGTGGTGGTTTCATGCAACTTGGCCTCTTGCGTTATGTGTGATTGTTGGCGTTGCTGTAATAACTGGCTCATAGTGCGATTGCGGCTAACTAATTGTTGGATTTGGGCGTGGTTAACTTGATTCACCGTTAGCGCCTGATCACGACTTTGTTGCGCCGTTACCTTTTGCACTTCTAACGCCCGTACTGATAACGCTAAGTACGCCACCAATACCCACGGCAATAACACTAATGCTTTTTTAATCCACTGCCATGCAACGGTCATATTCATTACCCCGTCGAGTTACCAAACCTTGCAATTTTTTACCGCCTCCATATACCCATCGTTTTAACTGGCCGCAGGCTTGGACATACTCACCTTGCTTAATCAATCGTGCTATTTGGGTTGAGGTACCATCTTTATTTTTTAAAAATCGAGTACAACCGGTATTAAATACAAATGAGGTAAAGGCATCATGCTGGCCTTGGCTCATGGGGTTATGTTTGGGAGCAGTATTAATTAAACATTGTTCTGCTTGTTCAACATTTATCGCCCAATCTTTTGCTACTTGGGTAATATCAATGGGTCGCTCGGGTACCCCGTGAGTATTGCCTATACCATTAGTGACTAAACCTGCCGGACACTTATAAGGATCTAAGCGGCACCCCTCTGCATTGCCCATTAATGCGAAACCTGCAGGACTGGTTTTTACTGTGGCAACCTTTTCACCTGCAATCACCACTTGGCCCACTGGCGCGGTTGATTCAACAGCAACACCACCCGCCAACACACCAATGGCAGCGATCACACTGCACACTATCTTTTTAAACTTGTTCATTGAGATAAATCCCTTTTTCTCTAGCAATACGCTGCATTACTCGCTTATGCCAAACATTCAATAACAAGGCGATAACCCCCACAGCAATGGACGACATAAAATATAAATCTTCCATTGAGAGTGAACTAATGATCACTCCAAATGCTGAAATTGTGTAAGCAATCCAGCTTGTTAATCGATCCCACCAATCATGCATTGAGCTATTCCTTTAGCTGTTGGCACATTACGCAACATTGACACCCCGGCACCGCTAATTGGCGAGCAATGGGGATTGGGTCGCCGCATTCTTCACACTCTGCCGCACTTTTCTTTTGTGGCTTAAATGATTTTGCTCGATGGTTCGCCAACGCCATTTCGGTGAATTTGGCTTCCGTTTCACAGCCGTTATCAATAACATCTGTCATCCAGCCCCCCTACTGCACTAAATCGCTAGTTTCGTCATCGCGCAGGTAAGGCACACCATTAATACGAACGAATTTAGGATCGGTAACATCAAACGGCACTTTATGAACTAAAGCACTGCCGCCATTGGCATCAATATCAAGCAAATCAGATAATTTAATACGACAACCAAAGGCTTCAATTTTGAGTTCGTCTTTATCAATTTTGCCGTACCACATAGCATCAAAATCAGGTAAACCACGCCATGAGCCTGCGTTTTTAGCCGCTTTACTTAACAAGTTAAATTGGGAGGTGGCGAGTTCCATTTCGCCCGAGGCTTCCACATCACCATCCACATAACCATCAGGCACACCACCTGTTTTATTAACCGCTGAATTGTCGGTAATGGATAACGTGACCTTTTGCGCCTTTAACTTAATATCACCCAAGGTGAAGTGCATGTTCTTGCCAGAAATACGCATCGACATAAGTTATTTCTCCGTTCCGTGGCTCAAATCCAACGCGATATTCACCACGATGTATTTAGGGCAATTGTGAGGTCGCACCATGATGCTGATCACCACTTTAGTTTTGGTTTCCCACACAATTTGCACATCTTCATCACGCGGAGTCATGATTTCACCGGGGAAGGTGATGCCGCCAATTTCAGTGGTGAATGCCATATCAAACAAAACTTTGCGGAAAAAGCTGCGGTTTAGTTCGATGCTTGGTGGCGTCGAATTAAGAATGCGATCACCAATGCGGCTAATAGCCTTGAAACGCACGCGACGGTTGGCTTTGTGTACCGGACGGACATATTCCAAAAACTGATAATCACCCGTTTTGGTTTCCAACGTCATGGCATCAGACCAATACACACCCTCATAATCTGGGTAAGTCTGAGGTACTGAATAACGAGCATTGGCTAAAGTAGTAACAGTGGACATTTCCAGCAACTTACCTGCGCTATCCGTTGGCATCGCACCTAATAACAACACCGAACCGGTAGCAACACGCATTGGTGTATCTGCTACCGTTACTATGCGATCACATAAACGCCCTGCTAACACACCAATATTGTTGCCGTTAAGCATTGGTACTGGCACAACCCAACGCGCAGCCACATCTTTAACTAATTCAAGCATCGCAGTTTCATAGGCTGCCCAAGTTTGAGCTTCACTATCGATACCAGGAGTAGCAGCTAGAATGAAAATCCAGCGACCTAGCTTGCTAGTTAATGATTCAGCTTTTGCCTGCATTAGATCAAACTGGGCTTTATCTGTGGTTACATCAACCAACACCACGGCTTCAAAGCTGTCTGATTGATTAGCATGGTCGATCGCATCTTCCCAAGAAGCACCATCACCTAAACCATAAATTGCAGCTGTCCAGTTTTGTTTGCCGTTGGCTTGCGCTGCAATGACGTTATTACCAAGCGCATCATTTGCCACTACATCATCTAAATTAGTGGCCGCGTTAATACGCGTAACAGTGCCTTGTAATTCTGTTTGGGCCGTTTGACCAATAAACAAAAAGTGGCGTTCAATTTCGGGCGCACTACCTTGCCCTAAGTTGAGGTTATTAACCTCTACCTGACCAATAGCCATTCCTAATTCCTTTTATTTGCCTGCTCAATTAATTTAATAAGCTGACGATTAACATCCTGTTCTTTGCTACCTAGAATCTTTCGCTCTGGTAACGGAATATCCCATGCGACGGTATGAGGTTGGTTACTTAACTCACGAATAATTAACCCTGCTTTGCCATGGCTAACGGTTTCCATTAAGTAACGCAATGTGGGCTTTTTCTTGCCCTTGCCATTTTTCTTAGCAACGGTATAACCCAATTCACGTAATTTACGGGCTTGGCCTTTACTGCATGGTGCCGAATAATTCGGTGTTCCCCAGCGTTTACGCATTTGGCTGGCAGTCATTTTCTGCGGCTGGCCTGTATGATGCCTTGCTGCAATTCGACCTGTTAAGCGGTTACCCCATGTCAGTTCTAAACGGTTGGCATTTTTGACATAAGGCTCTAACCCTTTGCCTAACCGCTTTAGCATCTTGCCTTTTGTTTTGCCTTTACGTGATGCTAGTGCTTTACCATCAATATCTTTTTGTTGGCTAATTCTGCGTCTAGCATTCTGTCGTTCCCATCGACCAAGTGATTTGAGTAACCAAATTCGCTTTTTAGGTGGCATAGCAAGTAATGCCATTTTTTCGATAGTTTTTAAGCGGTCACGTTCATTAAGCTCAATAGTCAGGGTCATTGCTCACCTCGACATCATCAGCAACATCAATGGGCACCGCTTGCACTCGATACTTTTCACCACGCCATGTGATCATGCCGTTAGGGTCAGGTATCATTTCGATGGGCTCCATCATTTCCAGCTCAATAGCAACATCGGCTGATTCGTGGTTATTCACATCAATATTGACTTCCGGATCGCCTAATTCCTCATAATTACGGTCACGGTCATAATCTGCCAACCAACACGCCGCCATTGCCTCTGTCTTCACCATCAACTTGAATCGTTGCCCGTTCTTGCCATGCATCAATCTTGTTATCTAATAAATTGCTATTTAAGTGCGATAACAAATATGCGGTTAAATGCTCTAATTTGGTTTGGGTTGTCATTAAATCAGCCCAACCGTAAAACGGCCCATGCCTAATAATTGGCGAATATCACGGGTTGATTGCGCCCAAAACTGGTGTTGCTGTTCTGGTTCATCGGTTGCCACGTTATTGGCCTCTTTACGTCTATCTTGCGTCGCAAATTCTGGCAATAAATCACCATGAGCACGCGCATAAACAGCACGTGTATAAATCGCAGCTTGTACATCAGTTAAGGTTGGCGGGGTACCCGCTTCACATAACCGACTTAACTCAACTTGCACAGCATCTGCAGCAATGGTTATTGCCATCGCCATTGAGTCATTATCAAAAACAGGTGGAATGCGACGAATACGACGGAAATCATCCGTGAATAAATCAGGCCATCCATTGCCGCTTATTTTCGTTGTATCGCTAGTATTGGGCTTGCCACCAAAACTCATCGCATCACCTAAATGGGTAAGGGAAACAAAAGCGTCACTGGTTATTGTTTAGCATTGCTGCTGCACTACCTCGGCTAAGTTCCCTTGGGGGTCGGTAGTCGTTCAGGTATCCGCTAATTTGCGAATACGCATATCTATTTTGTCTATCAGAGTCTTAACCCCAATATTCGAATTATATGAATGCGCCTCAAGTAATAATGCTTGGGCGGCTTTCAATTTTTCTACATCATCTATCGCACTTGGTAACGGTTTGCCGTCCATATCTCGAATAAACAGTAAACCAACAAACTTGAACCACTTGGCAGTTAACTTTTCATTTAATCGCCAATCATGGCGTACTTTGCTAAAGATGGTTGAACAATACGGTTCAATAGGTTGGCCGTTTTCCGCTTGGCGCTCGCACCACTGCAATATCATGTCAGCAATGAAATGCGGCCAATTACGTTTTATATTATCGGGCGTGGGTTGGTCTTGTTCGATACACACCAAGCCCCACTTAATTGCCTGATCAAACGCTTCAATATCAAATAGCCAAACCACAACATGTGCAAACAGGCTATTTTTAAATACATCACCTTCTGCCAAATATCGTTCCACATAGGGTTGGTACTTGGGTAACAGTTCATCACGCTTCATGGTGATTCGGTCTTGGACGCGATCAAGCTCTTTAAGACGTTTCAAATCAGCATCAAGCGCAATCAACTGTAAATGTAAGCTGTTTGACTCTGGTGATAACACCCCAGTTTTATGAGCCCGTTCCACGGTTGAACGAGCATGTTTTATTTCTCTATCTCGACTACACGGGGAACGTCTCATAACATTACTCTGCTGGCGGTGTATCAGTTATAGAAGCCGGTGTTGGATCGGCACCAATATGCACTTTTGCTTCATTGAATCCGGCATAGCATTTATGGTTTCCAACGGCATAGCCTTCCCAACGTAAATAGGTATTTTCAAACGTTTTACGATCTTCTACATGTTCCGCTTTACGATGACGGGTACCCTTTTGGGTATAGATATGAAGATTAGTTAAAATCGTCACCACCATACGCTTACCCGGGAAGAACGGCGGCACCACTGCAGGACGGCCAGCAATAGAAAACGGTAATTGCTGCGCGGCTTTCTTCTCACTTGGCTTATCGGCATTGTCATAAATGCGAGCACTTTCTTCAGCAACAAGATCAGCACCAACCAATACCGTTAAACCCGGATGGCTACGGAATTGCGCAGGAATGTAGTTATTGATTAAATCCGATGCCATGGCATCCAACGTTTTATAATCACCACCACCTGCATAATCTAAATACACATCCAGATTACAAATTTGGTCAGGGCTTTTAGTCGTAATGATTTGTTGCCAACCAATATTGACATCTTCACCATTCGTATTGGTATCAGGATCGGTGGTTGCTGCAGCTGAAACACCATTGAAACCGACACGTAGCATATCCAATGAAAAAGCAATATTGGCCGAGTTATTCAACAACTTCATAAACTCGCCAGCACTGCCACTATTGGCCCACACACTTAACGTATCCCATGTGATCGCACAGCAAGAATCCGTTTCTTTTAGCTGGTAAGTGTTACCACGAATATCAGCTTTTTTATTAAAGCGACCATCAGCTTTACGACCAGTATGTAAGCCAAGCGCGCCAACATCGACAACCTGCCCGACTATCTGATCAACATCCACAACCGTAATGCGTTTTAGGAACGCTTCAGATTCTAAAATTGCCTGACGTAATTGGGTTTCTTTCGGTCCTGAAATAGAAAACAGCTTTTCAGAGGAAGTAACGCCATAAGCTTTTGCCAATTGCTGGGCATATTGATTTAAGTTGGCACTCGCCATTTGATTCAATTGCATACTGCTTCCTTAAACCAGTGAGTTAGTATCAAAATCAGCACCGCCAGAATTATCTGGACGTTGATCTGGATTTTCTTCCAGTAGCTTGCTGAATTGCGAATTTAGACTTTGCTGACCTTGTGCCAACTGGGTAAGGGCATTTGTTAAACCACTAAACTGTTCTGCCGTTACACCATCCTTTGGTGCTTCAGGCTCTAATACCGGTTCGGGAACGGCATCAGGTACTACTTGATCAGGTTGTACAGAAAAATGCTTTTCTAATAAGCCTGTTAATGCCGTTTGTCCTTCGGCAAGTGCGGTCAATGATGACGTTAACGCACCAAACTGTTCCGTGTTCATAGCTTCTTCTTCTTTGGGTTTTGGGGTTGGCGATTGCTTGCCAAAACTAAACAATCGACGAATTACGCCTTTTTCTTCATGTAGTTCATCCATCATGAATAATTCAGGTTGAGTATGAATACGGCCATTGGAATTAGCTGAAAATAATTTAATACGATCAGTGCCAAGGCTGGCGGGAGAATCTGTAATAGCAAGTCCGGCCAAATAAGGTTTACCCGTGTTAGCAAAATTGTCTTGAATCTCAATCGAGCTATATACTTTTTGATCTTGCTGATTAAATTCAATCATTGTTGAGTTTGGTGCTAACACAGCAAACAAACGCATACGCCCGTCGACTTCTTCAGCCTTCACTTCCAACACATCACCGCAAGCGTACCAACGCCAATGTTCAGGCCAAATTCGCGCTCCATATTCATTAGGGTTATAGGACTCCGCCATATCCAGTAAGTCTTGCCCACTGATAGCGCGGCCATCAATAGTGTCGCCTTCCGTGGCGACCCGAATCCATCCGGTTTTTAGCTTCCCTGCCATGCTTCATCCATAGTGTTATTCAAGCGAATTATCAAATCACGGCAAGAATACGCAATAGCGTAACCATTCGCACCTGTTGACGTTCTACCCAATTCGGATTTGATGAAAAACAGAAATACGTCGAACACTCATTAGTCATTTGAATGATCACTATGCGTATCATTGCGTCATGGCATACTCTCCTGAAATTCGTGAAGCAGCTAAACGGCTATATTTGCGACGTTGGACACCTGACGAAATACGGTTAGAACTAGGGCTACCCAATGCTCGGGTTGTTTATTATTGGGCTGACAAATATTGTTGGCGTGATTTGCTACGTGAAGAAGAAGTGGATGATGCTATCGCTAGACGCATTGTGATGCTGACTGATTTACCAGAGAAATCGCCTAATCAGATAAAAGAACTCGGCATGCTGATTGATAAGCATGTGACATTGAAGAAGCAACGCGCCCAATTACAAAAAGCCCCTGCATCAGAGAATAGTGATCACTCCACCAATAATAAGGAACGCACAAGCAGTAAAGGCAGCAATAAAAAAGAAAAGAAAGGCAATCCAAAAAAGAATGATGTTAGCCATTTAACGGCAGAAGATTTTACAGAATGGCACGATAGTTTATTTGAATATCAACATGATATGCGCAATAACTTACATCAGCGCACCCGTAATATTTTAAAATCACGCCAAATTGGTGCTACCTACTACTTTGCAGGTGAAGCATTAGAACAAGCGGTATTAACTGGTGACCCACAGATATTTTTATCTGCATCACGGGCGCAGGCAGAAGTGTTCCGTAGTTACATTATTGCCTTAGGTAAGCAATTCTTAGGCGTAGAACTAAGCGGTAACCCTATCGTACTAAAAACCGCCCATGGTGATGCTGAGTTACGTTTTTTATCAACCAATAGCAACACCGCCCAGTCATACCACGGTCATGTTTATATTGATGAATACTTTTGGATCCCCCAGTTTGAAAAGCTCAACAAGCTGGCATCCGCTATGGCTACCCATAAAAAATGGCGTAAAACCTATTTTTCAACACCATCAGCTAAAGGCCACCCTGCCTATGGTTTTTGGACGGGTGATAAATGGAAAGGTGAACGCAAAGACCGCCAACAAAAAGAGTTCCCATCTTTTGACGAAATGCGCGATGGTGGTCGGTTATGTCCAGATAAACAATGGCGTTACATCGTCACCATTGTTGATGCGGCCAATGGTGGCTGTGGTTTATTCGATGTTGACGAGCTACGCGATGAATACAGTGATGATGATTTTAAAAACTTGTTCATGTGTATTTTCGTTGACGATGCCCAATGCGTATTTAAGTTTGAGCAGTTAGAAAAATGCGGGGTTGATGCAAGTAGCTGGCGAGACTTTAAGCCTAAGAACGTGCGGCCTTTTGCTAATCGTGAAGTGTGGCTGGGTTATGACCCGGCAAGAACGCGGGATAACGCCACTTTGGTTGTACTGGCACCACCACAATTTGATGGTGAAAAGTTCAGAGTATTAGAAAAGCACCATTGGCGTGGCCTTAACTTTCAACACCATGTTGAGCAAATTAAGCAGATCACCAAACGCTATAACGTGACTTATATCGGGGTAGACATTACTGGTATCGGTTCAGGGGTATTTGATTTGCTCTACAACCTCTTTCCCCGTGAAGCACATGCAATTCATTACAGTGTCGAAAGTAAAAATCGCCTGGTACTAAAGATGATTGATTTAATCGAAAGCCAACGTATTTGCTGGGATGCAGAACACAAGGATATAGCTGCTAGCTTTCTATCAATAAAACGAGGCGTTACAGGCAGTACCAATGTTATGACCTTTAAAGCTGATCGCACTGAAACCACAGGCCATGCCGATGTTTTCTTTGCACTATCACATGCAGCAGCTAATGAACCTCTTGATCACAATACGAAACGGACTTCTACATGGACAACAATATCAACAGCAGCTTAACCACGACTGCAGACAACAATCCCGCTACTGTATTTAGCTTTGGTACTGAAGGATGGCAATCTGCTAACCCTTTTGACATGTTACATAGCATTGACGATACAGGCGGCATTTACTTTGATGATTATAATGATTTTTGGGTACCACCTTTAGACCGAGGCGCACTGCTGCAGATCAGCAAAAGTAATCCCTATCATGGGCCGATTATTTTCAGCCGTCGTAATATGGCCGCGGAACAAATCACCCTATCGCCATTACTACAACGCCATGAGCTGGAAGCCTTTATCTTTAACTATTGCTTATTTGGTGATGCTGCATTACTAAAAATCCGCAATCGTATCAATCAAGTTATCGCATTAGTGTGTCTATCCAGTATATGGCTACGTGTCTGTAAAGACGGTAGTTATAAGTATTTACAACGTGATGGCGACCATAAAACCTATGCCGCTAAAGATATTATCTTTATGAAGCAATATGACCCTTATCAGCAAGTCTATGGGGTACCTGATTATATCGGTGGCTTACAATCTGCCATGCTCAATACAGACGCAACCCTATTTAGACGCAAGTATTATAAGAACGGCGCTCACTGTGGTTTTATTTTCTACACATCGGATCCAAGTTTAGACAGCAAAAAAGAAGATGAACTAAAACAAGCGATGCAAGGCAGTAAAGGCGTGGGTAATTTTCGCAGTTTATTTGTCAATATTCCTAACGGTAACAAAGACAGTATTAAAATTATTCCTGTTGGTGACATTGCGACAAAAGATGATTTTAACACCATTAAAAGTGTAACAGCTCAAGATATGTTATCAGCCCACCGCTTCCCTGCAGGTTTAGCGGGGATCATTCCAAGTGGTACCGCTAACTTAGGTGACCCGATTAAAGCAGATGAAACTTACAAGAAAAATGAGTCAATTCCGTTGGCTCGTAAAGTCATTGAATTAATAAATTCTGATAATGATGTAAAAGCGAATCAAAGACTAATATTAGTATCATAAGTGTACATATAAACATGCAATTGACTTATAATTGATTCATCAAATCAAGGTGGATTATTCAAATGGCGATGCGTGTTAGTTGTAATCAATGTGGTGAAAAAGCACGTATAGGAAAAACCAATTGGTTTTCTTGTACGTCTGCAGATTTATATTGCTCATGTACAGATCCAGAGTGTGGACATACGTTTGTGATGTCACTTGGTTTTAGCCACACTCTGAGTCCGTCTGCTAAAAATACTAATGAATTAGTTATGGCTTTGGTGAAAGTAATGTCTCCCGAGCAAGCAAAGCAACTTCATAGTCAATTATCATTGCTTTAAGTTCTTCTACACAGGCAGCATCAAGCTGCCTTTTTTGTTCCTGTTTGATAATTAAACCCACCAAAAACAACACTTCTTCGTTACAGCATTCCAATGTATTTTGCGCGGCTGCGTTTAAAATAAACTCTAATGCACGCCAATTGAGGTTTTCCATAGCCACTCCCGAACAAAAGCACTGTACAAGTATACAGTAGTTATTCATCCGTGAGAATTATTGATTGCTTGTGCTTCTTCTGTTTCTTTTTCCTGACGCTTATCATTTGGCTGTATACTAAAAACTTCTGACAAAATTGATGATTTAGGAATTGAATACATAATGTGATCTTTTTCATCACTCGAAACTATTATTTTTTCTGGAAGATTAGCAACAACATAAACATCTACTAATTTAATACTTTTTTTATCACCCCATTTAGGAGCAATTTTTGATTCCAAACCCTTATATATATTAACCCCATTAGACTTTACAATATAAGTGCTTTTAAAACCTCCCAAACCAACAAAATCCATTATTTTATTTGGAATATAAATCAAAGCTAATGAAAAAACAAAAATCAAGGTCAATGACGAAAACAATATCCCTTTAAAACCTAACTTTTCAATATTAAAATAAAACACTAATACCAAAACAAAAAGACAAAGAAATATCATAAAAACATTATTAAAGGTTAAGTTGTTTTTCTGTGCGGCAATTAATATAACTTGTAATATCTGAACTTGAGATAAAATAGCAACACAATAACCAATAATAAAGAGCAAGCTAAAATTAATAACTTCACGACTCTTTATTTTATTACGAATAGAAAATAGATATAAAACTGGAAACAAAGGCACTAATATATAAAAACCATTAAATATCTGACCTTGTTTAAAATAAAATATAATCCAAAAACAAAAAAAAGAAAATAGTAACGATAAATTACACCTGTTTTTAATCTTATTACATTTCCAATCAATATATTTATTACTATAAATAACACTAGACAATATAAACGTAACACTTAGTACCATGAAAAACAATAACGAAACAAGTATTGAAAAAAATGAGACAGAAAATAAATATTGAAATGAATAAATATAAGAAAAAGATTCCCGCGCAAGTCCTATATTATTAAAATACAAATAAATAATCATGAAGCCTAAAAAACTAAGAAAACCAAATAACAATGTCATTGCCTTTAATACAAAATCAAAAGTAATATTTATTTTATCTGGTACCATAAGGCTAATCTTCTCCTTTAATTTAAAGCAAATCTCTGCCACAGCAGCACTCCTATCTGGTATAAATCATTGTTAAGATTGAATCTCTATCTTCCTCTAAACCATCTTGTTCATAACGATGAAAGAAAGCTGACCAATAATCTAAACTGGAACGACTTGCTGGTAAAGCTGTTTCATATCCACGCCAATAGCTACGTTGCTGCTTTAACGTATTTGCCATTCTTAACCGTGACGTACGGGCATAATTCAGTTCCTTATGAACATTGTCTAAACGGTTATCCAGATAAGCTAGACGCTCTAATTGCTGATCAGTTATATCCAAAGTATTCTGCAATGCTTTATGTTCAGCTTTCATTTCATCAATTAATTCAGCTTTGGCCTGTTCTAGCTCTAGCTTCACGGCTTCATTACGAGTATTCGCCTGCCATTGGCGACAGTTAAACGCCCAGCCTAAGAAGTTATCAAAATTTTCAGTTGCATTATCACCAGTAAAGGTAATTTGGTAATGGCCTGTAGCTATCACCCCACGTTTACGTTTAGTCTCTCTGGCTTGCGTAATTTCATGATCAAATTCCAACATTCTTGCCTTAAGCTTTTCAATCCGTTTAGCCTTAACATCATCATCTAACTTTTTATTATTCTTTGTTATTTGGTGCTGCTTTTTCGCTAGCTTTAATTTAATACGAGCATGGCGAGCAACCTCATCATAATGGGCATTTTTACGGGCGAGCTTTTCTTCGCATTCAGCAATGATGGCTGCCATATTATCAGCAATAAAACTGCCCATTTCTTCCCAATTTTTAGCTCTTGAAACAGCGCCAATACTATAACGGTTACCTCGAATCAAACCTTGATTGCCGTCGCTTCCTTTTGCTGCATAGCCCACAGCTTTAACTAAGTATGAAGCTCCCGCTTTAGCATGTTTAATTCGTTCAATTTTAGCAAAACCATTACCCCAAATACGTTCTAACCGTCCTACCCATGCAAAGAAGTGTGTTTTAGGCACTTGCCAACGTAATAAAATATGGACATGAGGATTTGGTTCGCCATCTTCATTAGCTGGCATTTCAGCTACCCAGCAATAATCAAGAGGAACGGCGCAAATTTTAAACACGTTTTTCTTTATTTGCTTACAACGAGGATGTTGAATTATCTTATCTTTACGATCACCACGACGAATAGGCGTAAAAGGACCATCAGCAATAATCTTTCCACATTTAGTACCTGCAGGTTTTACTCTCTCTTGGCCACGCTTTACTCGAGCAGGCATATAGTCAGGAACCCAACCACGCTGATACATCTTTTGGGCTAAATCGATAAAACGACTAACTTCAGATCCAATGCTTGAATCAGGATAGTAATCACGAATTTTTGTCCATGGGCCGCTAGCACGAATACAGGGATCACCAATATCAAAAATCTTACGGCCAAATTCATCAATCTCCCCTGTTGGTTTAATCGATTCTTGATTAACTGCGGCCATCTCACCTTTCTTGCCCATATCATCCAACCATGAGAAAGAACCAGAAGCTTTGATTCGATAAGGTTCTTTGCCATAAGGACTCATAACGACGATGGTCCCAAATAAACCAGGCTTAGTTCTATTTTTTGATTGTGGTTTACTAGTTAATATTTTCTCGCGCTGTGCTTCCGTAAACGTCAATGTGCCAAAAGTAGTGTAACCACCACGCAATGCTTGAACATACGCACCCGATTCAAACACTTTACGAACCGCACCATCAGTTAACTTATCAGTAAATCTTTCGCCAGATTGAGCCGGTGGCATAATTGATGGGCGAGATTGAGCTTGCAATCGAACCCGCCATTCATTCGACCACTCACGATGAAACAATCGAGCCATAACTGGCGCATTTTGAACAAATCCATGTGCATGCAAACAGCCAACAGGATTTTGCTGCCAATTTAGATCAATAGGCTCAAACGTTAACGGCTTAGGGGCAGATTCATACTTAACATTCTCACCACGACGCGCTTTTACTTTTTTAAGCAAATGACCCCATTGTGTTATGCGTTGCTTCTTAGCTCTTGTTGTCGCTTGAGCCCCTTTTTGCGCTAATTCCTCCCTTGTCGGACTTTTGCGCCGCTGGACAAGGCTATTACCCCCAGCCGCTTCGCGACTGCCCTGCGGGGCTAAATTTCGTGGAAGCTTCGGATCAAAATAGTGTAAAGCTTGTTTTAAAACTTTATCGTCAGAATGGCCAAGCATGAAAAATTCAGCCTCACTTATTAAGTTTGGCTGTGCATTTGTATACTGTCTGATTTCTTGAGGTGTAAAAAAACCGGACATAAGCCCGGATATTTTATTTAGCCTTGGTTCAATCATAACTCGGCAAACTCCTGTATATCACAAATCAAAAAGCCACCTTGGTTAGAACCTTTAACTAACACACCATTTTGTTCTATTTCATATTCCAATTGAGATTTAGCTGATTCAATCGCTATTTCAAGATTATCAAACTCACCCAGTTGTAAATTCATTACTTCTGCAGTGTGACGATTACGAACAATGCCACCATCAATACCTAAAAATACTGCTAAATAGTTCATCTCAATTACCTAAAATCTTTTAAAGGCCGATTAGCCAATGGTTTTAACGCTTCAAACAACGCATTTACTGCTCTATGTATCTTTGCCCTTGATACTTCATCCATCTCAGCAAGTGGCATTGATATATGAGCCTTGGTTAACCGAGCTGCGGAGCAAATAGCCCGTCTTAAATCTTCGGGTAAATGGTCATAAATCAGCCCTACTGTTGATTCACTACCAAACAATGCATGAATGTTTGCCAATGATTCTGTAGCTGACGGTATTCGATCCTGTAATTGCTGAGCCTGCATCATGATTTCAATTCCTTATGCCAAGCCGGGAATCGGTAAACCGTTCATCACTGCATCTGTGCACATCGACATAAATGGCGTGCTGGCCTGACAACGGTTCTCTACATCATTCATTAATAAAACCAACTCACGCATAGCGGCTTGAGCTTTACTAACAATTTCATTTTTCTTGCGTCTGGTTAAACGCTGTATCGTTTCTACTTCAACTAAGTGACGACTAATTTCACCGGCGTGACTATTAATTGTCATCGCGGCCATCACGGGTGATTTCCCCTCACCCATTGATGGCAACTTCACTGCAGTTAAATCCAACTCAAGCAACACGCTATTTACTAAATCACTATTCCCGCTTTGCTTGGTAATGATCACCAACTCCCGAACCGTCAACTGGTGAGGCTGGTTTGGGTTTAGTTTGTTTCGTAGCATTTGTGGTTTCAACGCACATTCAACTGCAATCTGCTCTAAGTTCTCACGTTCAGAGAAACGAATTGCTGCATTGTAAAATGCGTCTTGTTTGGGCTGAGGAATCGCATACATTGTTATCGTTCCTTGATATGTAACAATTCAAATGAAGTCAATTAACGGCTAGTGAATCATAAATATATCCAACCGAGTCAATTAAAGCAGTCAAAATCAGTCGACTACAATATGAAAGAAGACAGCCAAATTAAGGAAAATTAATCTCAGCTTCTTGTTGGGCAAGTCTTTGCATTGCGACCATATTAATTAAAGGCTTTTCTTTCGGTAGCTCCTTCTTCTTTATGATGATCTTTCCTTTGCGGATGTAATCAATAACGGTGCCTTTTGCCATACCTGTAAGGTTGCAATATTGTTCAACTGTCACAAATGGAACTGGTATTGCTATTTGATAATTCAACATAGTGGTATCCTAAGAAGTTAAATAATTAAATTCGTTACTTATCGACTTCACTCGACTAGAAGTAACTCACACAAAGATTATAGGACTCAAATGACTAACAATCAAGACCAATTGAAAAGATTTAGTTATTCAGGTGGAAAATCATATATAGCTAAATTGAAGTCAGTGCTAAATGAAACCACTGATGTAGGACTCGCACGAAGACTTGGGATACCTAAAGGTACTATTTCTACGTGGATGCAACGAGATACAACGCCATTTGAAGTCTCAATTATTGTTCATTTGGCCACAGGTCTATCATTACGCTGGTTACTTTTAGATGAAGGAAAGCCTTTTGAAACCAATTCGGCTGATAACTCACGATTAGCAAAGTTCTCCCAAGAGAAATTACAAAATGGTGTTCTAGTTGAAGATAACTGTAACTTCAACTTTGATATGACATTGTTAGAGCGCTACAGCATCGATATTCAAAGCACCAAAATCATAGAAAATGATGCCGAGTTATTATTTATAAATATTCAAGAAACAAATCCAGCTTCTGGTCGTTACCTAATTGATATTGATGGGTCTATCTCTCTAAATCACTTACAAAGACTGCCAGGTAAAAAATTAGCTATGAGTTTTGGTGACTCATCTATTGAAATCTCAGAAAGTGACATTGTAGTTCTCGGCCGTGTCGCATTAGCTATATGCAAAGAGTAAATAGATAAAATATTGAAATAGTTTATTACATATAATTACGGTAACTCTCGATGACTATATCTCAACCAGAAATTAAGACATTTAATTACACAGGCGGTAAGGATTTCACCACTAGACTACTAACAGTTACTGGTGCATCTAATCTCAGTAAGCTTGCACAACTTATTGGTGTTCCGAGAACAACAATAGCGACGTGGCATCGACGAGATATGATCCAACATGAGATTATCGTTAGGATATGTCTAGCAACAGGAGCATCTTTAAGATATTTAGCTTTAGGTGAGGGAGAACCGTTTGATAAAGAACAAATACTCTCAGGTACATGCCCTGATTTAAATATAGACAGCACTTCAACTTCAGAATTAATTAAAGATGGGCCAATAACGAAAATACCCCAGTTTCCTTATGATGGTGGTCGATTAATAACCCAAAAATTAAAAGTATTGACCAAGGTCTCTGAATTTCAAGATCTTGCTGAAGTATTCAATGTTCCAAAGTCCACAATATCAACATGGCATACACGCAATATGACCCCTTATGAAGTCGTATTACGCACACATTTAGCTACGGGATGCTCGTTAAAGTGGCTTATGCTCGATCAGGGTGAAGCATTTGAGAAAACAGAAGATTCTTCAATAAAAACACTTCCTATAGAAAAAATATCAAATGGGAGCTTAGAAACTAAAGGCCATATCTCTTTAGATTTAATTACTCTGGAAAAATATGACTTGGAAGAATCAACAACAACAGTTGTAGAGCAAGATCATAATCTCTATTTTGTGAATACACTTGAGACTAACCCAACATCAGGTAGATACTTAATAGATATAGATGGTTCGCTATCAATTAACCATCTTCAGCGTTTACCTGGTAAAAAATTGGCAATGAGTTTTGGCGACTCTTCAATTGAGGTTGCACAAGAAGATATTAAAGTACTTGGTCGTGTTACAGTAACAATTGATAAAGAATAATGATAAATATGAGTTAGTCGATAATGGCTAACTCATTAATGAAAAAATTGTCGCTAGAGATAATTAACAACAGGTGAATACTCATCGTTATCTCATTAATATGAGAACTAATTTGATAAATATACTAATATATTTATCAACATCTTAACTTACATTTAATTAATTACAGATAGATAAGTTTTAAAAATTATCATGTGAATTTATTTGAAAATGAGCTTGCTAAAACAAACTCATTTTCTAGTAATAGAATTGCTAATCTAACTTTTCCAGTAAATCTCTAAACCATGTTTCTTCCCGAACATTATTTAAATCAATGTCATTATAAATATGATTCCCTCGTGGTAAGATATTACTATTCAAGCAATTCACTAACTCATTTTTACAGTTTTCTTTATTATTTTCTAATGCATACAAACAAGCTAAATTATAACTAGGTCTTTTAGATATTAGTTGAGCTTGCTGTAATTTATGTTTAGCTTCTTCAAGTTTTTCTTGATCTTTATTTATTCTTGCTAAACTTAAAAGAGCTCCTCCAAAGTTATCTAAAGCTTCATAAAAGTCTGGCTTTATCAGCAATATTTCTTTAAAAATCTCAATACTAAGTAGAAATTTTTCCGGACACTGTTCAACATTTGCCCATTTAAATAATGTACCACCCAAGTCATTCAAAGTCTCATAATTATTAGGTTCTATTGACAATGCTTTTCTATAAACTTCAACACTTTGTTTAAATAAAGAAGGAGAAGACTCTAAAACTGCGAATTTAGATAAAGCAGAACCAAATGCTGTTAAAATATTATAACCATCAGGGTTTATAATTAACGCCTTCTGCAATACATCAATACTCTGTTTAAAATACTCAGGAGATTTTTCAATTTCGGCTAATGCAGATAAACTACGCCCCATATTTTGTAATAAAAGAGTATCATCGGGATTAATTAATAGTGCCTTATTATATATTTCTATGCTCTCACATAAATGCTTTTTAGGCTCTTCACAATTAGATAAAAATGCCAAATTAGCAGCTAAATTATTAAGCGCGTCAATATTATCCGGATTTATTTCTAACACTCTATGGTATTTTTTTATACTCTTTTTAAATAATTCAGATGAATTTTTCAGCTTTGCAAGCTCAGATAAACCAATAGCCCAATTATATAAAGCATTTACTTCATCAGGGATTATAGATAATGATTCTTTATATTTTTCAAAGCTTTCTTCAAATAACTCAGTACTTTTATCTTTACATGCTTGCTCCGATAATTGATTACCCTGCATGATTAAAGCCCATGCAATATAATATTTATCCCTCTCTTCAAGCTCCACTGTTTTTGCCAACCTTAGTAACTCTTCATACTTCCTATCCATAAGAAGGAGACCAAATTCAGGTCTATTATTATTATTTTCGATTTCTTTAACTTTATTTATTTTTTCTCGTGTTGAAGTAAGAATATCTATTTCTATATTTTCTTGAATTGGAAAGTCTAATACAATATCAAGTTGTTTAAGTAAATAATCAAATGGCTTTTTTAATAATAATGGTGGAAAGCATCCTAACTCTTGAGCTAATTCAATAAAAAAAAGATCTGCATCGACATGATGTAGATAATGTGCAACCTTATTATCAATAATTAATTGTTCTATATGATTAGGTGCAACTTCTTCTCTACCAACCCAAAATAATTTTTTTCTGCTAGAAAACTTTTTTGTTAACAGAGGAAAAAATGCATCAGCTTGACCACTGTACCCTATGAATAAACTAGGGGATTGATTTAATGTAGTCGCCACAAAATTACTGAGTTGCTCTGCGTGTTGCTTTGTTTCATCATCAGTATTAAGCTGAACAAAGCCATGATTTTGACCATGTAAATGCACAACAGCAGGATCCATCATAAGATCTAATAAATCTAAATTAGCAGTGGTAAAATCATAGATTGAAGGATATAAACCAAGAAGACCACAACTTCTAGCTAAAAGATTGTCAAAATTAAATGTATAAATTCGTTTTACATAACCTTGCTCTAACAATAAAGCTTGTACAATATGTGCCCAATTTATCTTTGCATTTTTTATATAGCCTTGTAATAATTCTCTTCTATCATCTTTTGTCAATGCTGACATACACTTACCATAGTTCTGTCTATCTTCATCAAACAATATTTTCAGATCTAAAGTATGTTTTTGATTAATTTCATTAACCAATTCAGAGGCCAAAGGCATACCCGCACTTTTTGAACATCCAGCACCAGTAAAAAGGATAAATGGTTGATTTTTATCTTTTGCTTGCTTGATATATAGAGCAAGGTCTTTAACATTATAAATATTCATTTAGTTTCTTATTATTTCTTAACCTGCTACTTTATAGAAGTTTTTCAGATTTAACTCAATATATTTTCACTCAAAAATGACACTTAAACGACTCAAGTTAATAAGTTCATGCATTATTAATTCTAATCACAATCTTTTGAAGGTTTCACTATGTGGGGATTGAGAATAAACATTTACTAAGTAATTCCTATTTTAGGTATACATAAACGCCCCTACTCCACTTACCCACACTATATAATTTTAGAATTTCTACTCAAATTATCAGACTTAATAGTTTTAGAAATACTTAGTAACACAGTCAACAAATCATTAACGCTAATTTATTGTAATATGAATGCAACAAGTATCTTAAAGCAATGTCTATAGTCTTGTCTTGTGAAGCGTAATTACTAAGTGCGTAATAGCTGGATACGATGAAATAAGAATGATTTTAAGAAAAAGTTCGGTATATATTCATATTCTATAACTGACCATTTTTAATGTTTTTTATAGTATACAAAAAAATTTTCGATAGGAGTTTTACTATGAGAGCTGGTGCTGTTTGTCCTGAATGTGGTTCCACAAGAACTCCAGTAAAAGAAAAAATGAATGGGCAAGATACAATGGATTTAATCTGTGTTGATTGTAACCATATTGGGTGGTGGACAAGCTTCCATCCTAAAAAAGATGAAAAAGATAGTTAATATTTTTTAATGTAACTCATCACAATAAATCATTTTAAGGCTGTCACTTGGCAGCCTTTTTCGTATTTATACGATATATCGTATTAGCTCGATACTGTTAAAATAGAGTGATTGATGACATTAAATACTTCATCTGATATCACACGATACCTAATCCAGGCATAGGAACAAGAATGAAAGAATATGTAAATAAAAAAGTACATGGTGAATTCTATATTGGTGATGATAGATATCAAGGTGAATTACATTTTAATGGTCTCCAAACAAAACTTGAATTATGGAGCGACTCATTCATTACCGAACCAACTGAAGATGTTGATTTTATTATCAAAGGTATAACATATGGTGAAATGAAAGTAGTAACACTTATTGATACTATTATGATAAATAAAGGTAGTTGTAATCTAAGAAAAAGTGACGAATCTATATCAAGATACTTTATTATATTTCATCCTAGAATTGTAGTTATTGGAACAGATGAGTATACAATTGAGCATCGTATAAAACGATTTAACATATCTACTTATAATTTAGGGGAAGTATTTAAAGATCATAAAATGGTTAATTATATCAATACCCCAAAAGCAAAATCTATTAATAAATTAATTGCTGATGATAATAAAAGAGCTAAAGATATGTTTGGCTTTACTTTTTCAGATAACAATAACTATGATGAACTTCGCAATCCATCAGTATATATATACAATGGAAATAAAGAAATATTATCGACCGAAACTGATATTGGTCATTTAAGTGTATATAATTTTAATAGTAAAAGCTCTTTTGGAAGTAAAGGTTTTTATATTGATATATCAACACAATTTGAATTTAACTTAACTAATAATCTTAGTATAAATGAAGTGGTTTCAGAGTCTTGGAAATTGCTTGATTTTATCAAAATAATAAGTGGAAAAGATGATTATATATCTGAATTTGATTTTTATACTGGTGATGGTGAAAATGATTATTATGAAGTATATGTATCAACAGAATATAATAATATAAATAACGATCATAAAAACTTTGATAGCTTAATAAACTCAAGAATGGATACTAAATATCTTTCAGAGATATTGAAGACATGGCTAATTAGTTCTCATGAATGGAAATATGCTAGAAGCCAAATGGCAAAGTCGTACTCTTGTGATTTTTATGATATAGATCGGTTGATAAGAAGTGCAAATATATTTGATTTAATCCCATGTAAAAACAAATCAGACTCTAAGATAAAATTAAATAGCGAACTAAATAAAGCAAAAGAGGATGCTAAAGCCATCTTCAAATCACTACCTAATAGTATTGAGCGAGAATCAATGTTAAATGCTATCGGAAGAATAGGTACTAAAACACTGAAACATAAAATAAATGATAGAATAGATATAATAGAAAAAAATAGTAATATAAATATTAATAATATAAGGTTTGTTTCTGGTCATAGTGTTGATTGTCGTAATTATTTTGTTCATGGTAGTTTAAAAAGATTTGATTATTATGAACACGATCATCTTGTCCGTTTTTTTACAGACACACTTGAATTTATTTTTGTAGTTTCTGACTTAATTGAATGCGGATGGAATATAAATGACTGGATTAGTCTAGGGTTATATAACCACAAAGTCAGTAATTATTTATACGCATATGAACATTACGAAAAAAACTTAAAAAAAACATTAAGTATCTCGGATACGTGATATACAACTTTCATAAATCGCCTTACCTGTTAAATGCCGTCCTCAGTGACGGTTTTTTCATTATATATCTATCGCCTAACTCACTGTGTCGGCTTATCTCTGTTTAATTAGTAATAAACAAACATTGATTTTTCCCCAAAAAATAATACTGTATATAAAAACAGTACTATTGGTTTTGTTATGGCAATCAGAAATCTAAAAGACAACAGCAAGAACCCTTGGCTTTGCGAGTGTTATCCGCAAGGACGCGAAGGCAAACGCATACGTAAACGGTTCTCTACCAAAGGTGAAGCTATCGCTTTTGAACGTTTTACAATGAAAGAAGTGGACGATAAACCATGGCTTGGTCAAAAAGAAGATAATCGACGCTTAACCGATCTAATTAAATATTGGAAACTTGCTCATGGCATGACACTTTCTAATGGTGACAAAATCTTTAGTTTATTAATGCTTATTGCTGAGGCGATGAATGACCCAATAGCCTCTCGATTAACAAGTAAACACTTTTCAGATTTTAGAAAAAAACGCTTATCGGGTGAGATTTCATTTATTGAAGATAAATGGAATAGAGGAACAGCAAGTATTGCAACGTGTAATCTAGATTTAGCCTACCTTCGCTCAGTCTTTAATAAACTTATAGAGCTTGGTGAATGGCACTCCCCTAACCCACTTAAAGATATCAAGCCGTTTCGTAAAAAAGATAATGTAATGGCTTTTCTCACCAAAGAGCAAATTACTATCCTATTAGACAACCTAGCTACTAGGCAGAACCCTGACATTATTAAGGTCGTTAAATTATGCCTATCTACGGGAGCGCGTTGGAATGAAGCGGCCCAACTGAAAGGTAGTCAACTCAGTAAATACAAAGTGACTTTTACCAAAACAAAAAGTGGTAAGAATAGATCGGTCCCTATCAGTAAAGAACTCTATGACGAAATATATCAACCAACATCAGGGACTTTATTTTCGCCATGTTATAATTCGTTTTGGAACCTACTTAAAACAATGGACTTTGATTTACCATCAGGACAAGCATCGCATGTATTACGCCATTCATTCGCAAGTCACTTCATGATGAACGGTGGCAATATATTGGTGTTGAAAGAAATCTTAGGTCATTCAGATATTACAATGACCATGCGTTATGCTCATTTCTCACCAGATCATCTATCAGAAGCACTCACCAAAAACCCCCTATCTAGCCTATAA